TACCTTGAGCAGGACACAAAAGTAGTCAATCGCATCAAGAATACCGACACTTATTACGATATTGATAGAACGATTGATGAGTTTGCCGAGCACCTTTACGACACATTTCTAAAACTTGTTTCTCGTAATGTCTATGCCGACAAGGCATTGCTTCTCAAAAACATCAAGGATTTTTACCGAGCACGCGGCAGCGAGAAGTCGGTAAAGTTTCTCATGCGTATCCTCTTCGATGAAGAGATCGATTTCTATTATCCCAAAAAGGACATTCTCAAAGCATCGGACGGCAAATGGTATATCGAAAAAGCGCTGCGTGTTACAGACACAAAAATAGACGGCGATCCGGCACTTTCTCTTGCTGATCTGGAAAACTACATTAGCACTCGTATCACCGGTCTGAAAACCGAAGCACAAGCAACCATCGAGCGTGTTGATAGGTATTATCAAACCGGCATTCAGATTGACGAACTCGTTCTTTCCAATATCGATGGTGAGTTTGAACTGGGCGAGCAGATTTATGCCTATTTCAACGACACAGAAGCGACAAGAAACATAAGTTCAAACATCATTTCTGGTATTGTTTCCTCGATCACCATCACTAACTCTGGCTCACTGTATGATGTGGGCGATCCGGTCATCATTCTGAGCAACACGGGTTCTGGTGCTTGTGCCACTGTTGCCACGGTTACAAGTGGTAATATTTCCTCATTGATTGTCAATGACGGCGGCGCTGGTTATCTAACAAACGATCTGATTCTTGTTACGGGTGGTGGCGGTTCTGGTGCGAACGGAAACGTAACCACGGTTCTTTCTGATGCCACTGTTCATCCCAACACATACAACATCACTAACAGCACTATCGAAGTCGAACAAAACACACCACTCAACAATACTCAATACAGCAACCTGAATGCCTCTGATGTAAATTCAACGCTTGAAGATGCACTTCATTGGTGGCAATACTCAAACACAGGACCAGTTCAAACCGTCGCGATTATCAATGCTGGTAGTGGATATACATCAAAACCAGCGCTATCTATTTCAGCAAACAGCCGCATTCAGGCATTAGGCATTATTGGTAAGTTGGAGATTGTTGATGGTGGCGAGAACTATGCCATAGGAGATATGATCTATATCGAGAACGTGGCAGGCGGTTATGGTTCTGGTGCCCTTGCTAATGTTTGGAATGTCAACGCAGCAGCATCAGATGCCATTTCTGAGGTTCGTTTGATCGAGATGCCGGGACATATCATCGGTGGTTCTGGTTACGATATGAACTACTTGCCAACATGTAATGTAGATTCTGGTACGGGTTCTGGCGCAAATGTCATCGTCAAATCGCTTCTAGGATACGGCGCTGATATGTCGGCAGCTAACACGACTCTTGGTGCTATTCAGCGTATTATTCTTTGGAGTGGTGGTTCTGGCTATTCGGATATGCCATCACTCGATCTAACCGGTTATGGTGACGGCACAGCTACAGCAGTGGCAACCTATATCACTGGTGTTTACTCATATCCTGGCAGATACCTGAATGACGATGGTCATCTCAGCAGTTACAACTTCCTACAGGATCGCGACTACTATCAAAACTTCTCGTATGTGATCAAGACCAAGCAATCAATCGATGAATATCGGTCGTACATCAAGAATCTAGTTCACCCATCAGGCACAAAGTTGTTTGGTGAAGTTGAGACCGAAGACCTTGTGTGCTCTTACACAATAGAGATGCCAGAGCGCGAAAACCTGATCGACAAGTGGTGGGCAAACGGAACCAACTCACTCAACACATTCAATCTGTCTTGGAGTAGCGGCTATAGTGCTAGCACTCCTTGGACCGGTACTTATCCAATGATCAATATGTTGGATAATAACTCAACAACTTTTGCTCATACAAATGGTTATGTTGGTGAGAATCCATGGATGAAGTTCGAGTGGGGACAGGAATATCTGGTTGATGAGATACAGATACGAAATAGAACAGGCTCGGCAACACGATTTTATAATGCCAACGTTTACGTACTGGACGCGAATAGCAATGTCATTCATACACATTGGGTTGATCCAGCATTAGTTTTCGACGCAAATGGCAGCTATTCTTCACTTCACACCATTCGTCTTCCTAACGCAATGATGGCAAATGGAGTCAATATTGTAGGACAGGTATTTACTTCCTTGGAATATTTGAACCTTGCTGAAATCGATGTGTATGGCTGGGATGAGCCAGTAGACGAGTTGTTCATTCCTGTTTCACCGGGTACAGCAAACACAACGCAGTCGCTTATCGTCAATACCACATTGCGCTGGGCAAACTCAAATGGCGCATTCTTCAATCCGACAATCTATCTGCCAAATAGCAAGTTGATGAAGGGCGATAAGGTCACAGTCGAGTTCCTTGCTGGTAATGTCTACAACGTGATGGCAAACGTTTCGACCTACACACCAGACGGCATCTACACCGTTGCCAACTCTATCAATGCCAATCTCATCGAGGTTCATTCCGGTAAGTGGCTACAGGGGTCGATGAATGTCAATATTCAAACAAATGAGACATATCCTCAAGGTCTGTATATGCGACCAGATGGAAATAAAATGTATGTTCATGGTGCCTCAACTGATCGCGTCTATGAATTTAATTTGGAAAGGTCGTGGGATGCTACATCTGCTGTTCTTTTCAGAACGAGCCCCGATTTGACTTTGGGTGTTGAAGGTACTGGTGAAGAGATAAAAATGAATCCAGACGGCACATTATTGTTCTACGGCGGAAAACAAACAGACACAATCTATACATTTGAATTGAGTGAAGCGTGGAATATTCAAACAGTTTCTTACCTGACCAGATCACCACAGTTTGGAACAGAAATTAGTGAAGGCAATCTTACTGGATTTGATCTAAGCGCAAATGGAGATTTCCTTTATGTGGTGGGAACTGATCAGGATACCATTTATCAATACTCACTTTCAGAATCTTGGAACATTAACACAACATCCTATTTTGCCGAGCAGTACATAGGAAATGAAGATGGTACACCAAAAGGTATATGGATTAACTCGGGCGGGAATACGATGTTTATGGTGGGTCAATCCACAGACAGAATTATTAAGTACACACTTTCATCCGATTGGAACATCAACACTGCCTCGGTTGTTGCTGATTCAAATTCGGCTAGTTTAGCTGGAACCTATGGTGTTGCCATCAATGAGATAGATTTCAAACCAGATGGAACGATGGTGTATATTACTGACGATACTCGTCGTTTAGTGAGCCAAATACCACTCACCGAGGCATGGAACGCAAATACCATAATCGTTCACACGACTTCGACCGAAACAGTCCGTGTCGGAAAGATCATAAATACAGGGATCAATAGATACTTCTATTAAGTAGGAAAAACATGACCACAAGCTGTACTTTCAGAAATTTGAATGTCAATAACGCGGAACAGTTTTTGGAATCTGTTTCCGAGCCGCAACCCAATACCAAAATCTACTTCACGTTTGGTAAGATAGATGAGTGGGCAAATGCGACCGCACCAGATATGGCAAATTCAAGTATCGCATCAGTATATGAACACTGGTCAAACATGATCGGTGGAAAACGTCTTGTGGGTAGTGATTTCCATCACGTCATTCGTAGGTTCGATTGGACAGCAAATACTCGTTACGTTGCCTATGACCATATGAATCCTAATCTTCATGACGGCAACACCATGTTCTATGTGGTCAATAGCGAATACAATGTCTATAAGTGCCTTTCAAACAACATGAATGTCGTCTCAACGGTCGAGCCAACAGCGGTCAACCCGTATTCTACAACCTCAACATCCGATGGCTACGTCTGGAAATATATGTACACCATTTCAGATGCCGAACAGATGCGCTTTACTACAGACGGCTATATGCCAGTGAAAATTCTGTCTGAGGATGATGCTTCACAGCAATGGGAAGTTCAGCAAAATGCGATTGACGGCGGCATTTTGGCAATCGAGGTCACAGACGGTGGTGAAGGTTATACCAATGCTTCAAACATCGTCATCACATCTGTTGGTGACGGCACAGGATTAGCCGCTACTGCTACCATCAACAACATATCAAATACAGTCAATGCCGTTGTGGTTACCGATCCGGGCGAAGATTACACGTTTGCCTATATCACAATCACCGATGGAACGGTCGAGGGTGGTGTAAATGCCGTGGCACGAGCGATCATTAGTCCTCCCGGTGGGCATGGTTCCAATCCACTTTATGAACTTTGTGGAAAAGATGTCATGATAAATGCTCGTTTGAAATACGACGAGGAAGGCATACTGCCAGTCACAAACGACTATCGCCAAGTAGGTATTTTGAAAGACCCCATTTACAGATCAACAGGCAATGTTGCTACTGTCACGGCATTTGTTCAGGCATACAAAATAACGACTGTTGGTTCTGGTGACTATGAGGAAGACGAATATGTTTACCAAGGTGCCAACCTTTTGACTGCCAGTTTCTCGGGGAAAGTTGTTTCTTGGAACTCTGTAACAGGCGAGGTTTTGGTTATAAATACAAAAGGAACACCATCTGCCGCACAAAGCCTTGTTGGTGCGGAAAGTTTTACCGCAAAAACCGTTTCAAGTATCACAGAAGGTGAGATGAATAAGCATTCTGGTCAACTTCTTTACATAAACAACTTCGAGGCAATCACGCGCGATCCTGATCAAATCGAAGATTATAAAATAGTGATAAAATTCTAAGAGGAAAGAGAGCAAATGGCTGCCAATACTAGCAATAGTACGCTAACAACGGACTTCAATGTTCCACCATACTATGACGATTTTGATTCGAATAACGATTACTATCGCATTCTCTTTCGTCCGGGTTATGCTGTACAGGCTCGCGAACTTACGCAGCCACAAACGATGCTTCAAAATCAGGTCGCTCGCTTTGGAAAACACATTTTTCGCGAAGGCTCGATTGTTCTTCCCGGTCAGTTCTCCATCGAAACGAATCTCGACTATGTAAAAATCAAGGATGTAGATTCCTCAAATAACTCTGTAAGTGTGGATGATTTTGACGGCGAAACTATCTATTCCGATACCAATGGTGTTGTAGCACAGGTCATTGATGTTGCCGATGGCAGCGAAACCTCTTCAAACACGAAGACTCTGTTCATTCGCTATACCTCGTCATCTTCTGATGGTTCGATTGATGCCTTTCAGGACGGAGAAATTCTAACCTCCAACAACGGCAGCATGGTTACTCTTGATGCCGATTCTACTGGTCAAGGTTCTCGCTTCTACATCACCGAGGGTGTTGTCTTTGCCAAGGACCATTTTGTTAGTTTTCCAACACAGTCAATCATTCTAAGTCGCTATAGCACGACACCGAACTGCCGCGTCGGCTTCACTATCACAGAAGACATTATTCGATACACAGAAGATCAAAGCTTGCTCGATCCTGCTTTGGAATCTTCGAACTATGCCGCTCCCGGTGCCGACCGTCTAAAACTGACTGCTGTTCTTGACGTTCTGGACATCAACGATACGACGGGCGCACCAGACTTCGTTGAGTTGTTCACTATTCAGGACGGTATCATCACCGAGCTATACGAAAGACCACAATACAACATTCTTCGTGATGAGTTGGCAAAACGAACCTTTGACGAATCCGGAGACTATTATGTCAGGGGACTAACTGTTCGCGTTCGTGAAAACCTCGATACAGGAAACAATTTTGGCTACTCAACAACAGGCAATAGCCAGTTGCTATCAGTTGGTGTTGAGCCCGGTGTTGGTTATGTCAAGGGTTATGAGGTTGGCAAGCTTGTTACGACATACGTCACAACAGACAAAGCGACAACCTACGAAAACGTCAACTCTCAGATCATCTCCACAGGATATGGAAACTACCTGACTTGTAACGAGTTCACTGGTTCTGTGAAGCATGACGAGGGTACCAAAGTAATACTGTATGATACAGCAAACCAACGATTGACAAATCGCCTTTGGGCAGATGGCGCTGCTGTTGGTACTCGTATTGGTGAAGCAAAGTTATTCTCTATTGAGTATGACTCTGGTATTCTCGGCACAGCACAAGGCAATGTGAACATCTATCTTACCGATGTTCAAATGAACGGCACAAACTCATTCTCGAACACGCGAAGCCTTTATCTTAGTGGAGCTACAAGAAAGTTTGGTGCTGACGTTGTTCTATCATCGAATGTTGCTGCGTTGAAAGAAGCTGCTGAAAGCGTGCTTTTATACTCTGTCGGAACAACCGGTGTCCGAACCATTCGAGATGGTTCCGGCGCTGCTGATATGACATTCAACTTCAAGAGAACAGAAGATGTCACCATTGCCAGTGGTGGTACGTTCTCTGTTTCAGCCAGTGGTGATGAGATTTTCCCATATGGTACCAGTTCCGATATTTCAGACTCAGATAAAACAGACATCCTCGTTACGATTGCCGAAGACACTAACATTGCTCTGCCCGGAACGGTATCTGCTACAGCGACTCAAACAGCACTTACTGGGTCGAGCACATTCTTCACTCGTTTGAACGTGGGCGACAAACTTGAGTTCGAAGGCAATGCTCGTGCTTACTTCATCACAGCAATCGCAGACAACACAAACTTGACTGTTGATAGTGGACTACCATCGCTATCCGGAGACCTTCTATTCAAAGCCTATAAGGAAGGTGATGTTGTCAACATGACCGGTATCGGTTCTGATGCCGGTACAGATAGAACGATTGCCACCACATCAACAAGTATGACGTTCGATTTGAAAGAGACCTTTGGTGCTACAAAAAGTGCTTCCGTCACTTATCAGATCAGCCACACCTCAACGGAAGAGGTGGACAAAACACTAAGACCTAACCGCTTTGTCATCATCGATTGCTCTACTGCTGGAACAACAGGTCCATTCAACCTTGGCTTCCCCGATGTTTATAAGATCAGAAAAATCAGATTGAAGACGGGCAGCACATTCAGTGCTGAAGGTGAGGGAACAGACGTATTAGACAACTTCATTTTCGATAACGGACAACGCGATCAGTTCTATGATTTCGCAACAATCACACCCAAGAGTCCTTCATTCCTTGGTGCGACAGATTATCTGCTTGTAAAGCTTGATTGGTTTGAGCCATCATTCTCTACTGGTCGTGGTTATTTCTCCGTCGATTCCTATCCTATCGATGACGATGCCGTTTCAAATACAACAATACGAACAGAAAATATTCCCATTTACTCATCACCAACCACTGGTACAAGGTACAATCTGCGCAACTATATTGACTTCAGACCGGCTAAAGCGAGAGTTGCTGCCGATGCCACCACAGTTGGTGGAGCGGATACAAACCCAACATCGTCTGTAGGATTTACTTTTGAAGCAAGTGGCATGAGATTGCCCGCACCATCAACACAGGCAACATTTGACTACTCATTCTACTATGGTCGCCGCGACCTTGTTGTTATGGATAAAGATGGAAACGTTTCCATTGTGAAAGGTATTCCAAGGTCCGATCCCAGAACACCGCTTACACCAGAAAACTTTATGGTTTTGGCATCGATTTACGTCGCGCCATATCCGTCTCTTGCTCCAAATTACGCACAGGTGCTTAGAAGACCTGATATTGCTTGTAGCGTCAAAAAGCTTTCGAACATTCGCTTTACGATGCGCGATATTGGTGTTCTCAAAAATCGTATCATCAATCTTGAATACTACGCGGCACTAAGCCTTCTTGAAAAGTCTGCGCTCGATATGCAGATCATTGACGAGGATGGAATAAACCGTTTCAAAAATGGTATCTTTGTTGATACGTTCTCTGATCACACTCTAGGCGACACAAACCATGTTGACTATCGCATCGTTGTTGATCCGAGTGAAAAGAGCATTCGTCCAATCTACACAATGGATTCGCTTCTCTACAACTACAAGAGCGGATCGAATGTTGTCAAGACAGGCGATCTTATTACACTGCC